AAGACGAGACTGGCCGCGAGGTCATCAAGCGCAGCGCGGGTGATTGGATAATTCAATCCAACGATAGCCCATTCATGCAGGTTTCCCCCGACCGCACATTCTGGCTCACGGGCGAGAAGAAGAACGAAGATAACAAAGGAATCCTTGAGTGCAAAACCACGCAGTTTACAATCGACGGGGATGACCTCCCTCGCCATTGGTTCTGCCAAGTACAATACCAGCTTGGAGTCGCAGAACTACAGAAGGGCTCGCTCGCTTGGCTCACACAAGGACGGCAGTTTGGATACAAGGACATTGACTTTGTACCCGACTTCTTCGCTTGGCTCAAGGATGAGGTCTCGCGCTTCTGGATAGACTGTGTGCAAGGAGGCAAAGAACCCGCCATTGCGAGCCTCGACGACATGCTCATAAAGTACCGCCGCCATTCCCCCGGCAGCGTGGTTGAGGTCGGCGACGAGCTGCTCGACGCCTACCACGAATTGAAGAACCTCCGCGCCGACATCGCCCACCTCGACGAGCGAAAGGAAGAGCTGGAAACAAAGCTTAAATTGGCCTTTGGCGAGGCCGAGGCAATTGCCTATGGCGGCGAGACTCTCGCGACTTTCAAGGCTCCCAAAGAGTCAATGAAATTCGACACAAAGGCCTTTACAGCAGCACACCCCGACCTTGCGGCCCAATTCACAAAGCCCACCGCCGGAGCTCGTAGATTCCTTCTCAAGTAACCCAGAACTCCCATTCATTACGACCATGATTCTAATTAGCAACGCTCAGCGCGACAGCCTTGTTCGCCTGCTGGCTCGCGTCGGCAACTTAGACCTTCCTAAAACGACGGCTAACAGAGAACTTCTTCGCCAAATCAAAATCTTGTCGCGCTCCCTCGAATCTAAGCAGACACTTGGCCGTGAAGAACGATACAGATTAAGATAATTTTTAGCGAAAGTTATTTTAGAATAATCATTCAGCACCTTTGCAAGACCGCAAACAGCGTAAGAATGGCAAAGAAAACACGTATTATGACGACCCACGGGCGAGCCTACCGAAAGGAAGCACATCGCAGCTGTTGCGTGGTCACCCCTAAAGGTCGTCGTTTCTTTTAGACATGATTACACTCAGACAAAATCAATACGAGCCAATCGAAAAGGCCGTGTCCTATTTTCGAGAGGGAAAACCCAAACCGAGCCTCATCGTCTTGCCTACGGCGTGGGGCAAATCAATACTAACAGCTTTCGTCGCAAGAGAAGTTGGCGACAAGCTGATAGTCCTGCAGCCCAGCAAGGAGCTGTTGGAGCAGAACTATTGCAAATACCTCGACCTTTGCGGAGACTTCATGGATGCCACAGCAGGCATTTATTCAGCTTCGTTTGGCCGCAAGGAGATATGTACGATTACTTATGCCACAATCGGCTCAATCAAGAATCTGGGGGCAAAATTCAAGGAGCTCGGGTTCACGAAAATGATAATCGATGAGGCCCACTTATACCCGCGAGAGGCAGATTCCATGCTTGGGCGTTTTCTCAAGGACAGCGGCATCACGCACGTTCTTGGAATAACGGCTACGCCAGTGAAATTACAGTCGAACAGAGACCTTGGTGGTAACATCTTCTCAAAGTTGGTGATGCTGACAAGCCGCAGCAAGAAGGGGAACTTCTTCAAGGAGATTATCCACGTTGGGCAGGTGCAGGAGATGGTGCAACTTGGATATTGGTCGCCATTGCGCTACTCGACGAGAGCATTTGACTCGACCTTGTTGCAGTTCAACTCCTCGAAGTCAGAGTATACCGAAGGTTCAGTCCAACGTGCCTTCGATGCAAACGGAGGCCTTGCCGGGGTGGTCGCGGCCCTTGACAACAATCCCGAGCGCAAGCACATTCTTGCCTTCGTTCCCTCGGTCGAGGACGCACGGCAGCTTGCGGCCAGATACCCCTCCTCGGGCGTTGTGTGGGGCGAGATGGACAAACGCGAACGTGAGGCCACCATCGCGCTCTTCCGTGCAGGACGGCTACGGGTGCTCTTTAACGTGCGCGTCCTTTCGACGGGCTTTGACTACACGGGCATCGATTGCATCGTGCTCGGCATTTCGACGGCCTCGATTGCGCTTTACTACCAAATCATCGGCCGCGCAACACGTATCGACCCCGGCAAAGAAGATGCCCTCATCGTTGACCTCGGAGGCAACGTCGAGAGGTTTGGCCGCGTCGAAGACATCGTCTTCGAGAAAGGGCGGCTGTGGCGCATGTTCGGCTCCAATGGGCGATTGCTTAGCGGAATCCCAATCTCCGAGATAGGGGCTTACACGCGCCGCGACACAGAAGCTATCGACAATAAGACGGCCCTCGGCTCAACCCTTGTCGAGACAATGCCCTTTGGTAAGCACAAAGGCGAAAAGCTGGCTGACATCCCGAAGTCCTACCGACAATGGATGCTGCGTTCCTTCGATTGGAACGCCAAGAACGAAAAACTCCGAAAATCAATAATTGCAACCTTAAATAATTAGTTATGGCACGACCTAAACGATTGTCAGTAGACTTCTTCCCTCACTACGTCAAGGGAGGGCGAACAATCTTCATTCTCGAGGAACGATTCGGCAACGACGGCTACGCTTTTTGGTTCAAGTTGCTCGAGTCGTTGGGCGAGCGCACTGGCCATTGCCTTGATTGTAACGACGCAACCGAGTGGTCGTACTTTCTCGCCAAGGCCCATGTGCCAGAGAGCGATGCAAACCAAATCATCGACACCCTCGTTCAACTTGGAAAGATTGATGCACATTTGTGGCAAAAGCACCGCCTCGTCTGGGTGCAAAACCTCGTAGATAACTTTACTGAAATTTACCGAAAGCGTGGCATGGAGGTACCATCGAAGCCGACCCCGGCGGAGAATACGACCCAGCTTTCAGAGGATAACGACCGCGGAAACGCCACCACTCCCGACGTTTTCGCGACAGAAAACCCACAAAGTAAAGTAAAGGAGAGTAAAGTAAAGAAAAGAGCTAAAGCTCTCGTGGATTGCGACGAGGTCGCAACCCTATGGAACACCACATGTTGCTCTTTGCCGAAGGTCATGTCTCTGAATGCGGATAGACGGAAAAAGATAGAGCTCCGCGCCTCCGAAATGACTGCGGCAGGCGGCGACCCAAAGGAGGAATTCGTCAAGGTCTTCGAGACAATCGAGGCCTCGGACTTCTTGGCCGGGCGGACGGGCAAGAAATGGAAGGCGACTTTCGATTGGATATTAGCCAACGGCAGCAATTGGGTCAAGGTCGCCGAAGGTAATTATGACAACGAGGGCGCGTCGCGCCCCGTGTCGGCCTCCGACCATCGCTTGGGGACGGGCGAGCGTATTGAGAACGGAAGGCGGACGTACGGCAGCGGAAAGGCCTCAATTCCGCTCTCTGCGCCACCGCGCCCTTCAGAGCAGTATTCATGGAACGCAGAAACTAACGAATGGGTCATCTTATGAAACGCTTCAATTGGGACAAATACGGCATCCAAGTGCCCTACGGCCGCGCCAGCGGAAACTACAAGACATTTTGCCCGCAGTGCCATAACAATCGCAGCGACAAGCGGGACAAGAGCCTCTCTTGCGAACTCTCTACGGGCGAGTTTCTATGCCACTATTGCGGCTTCAAAGGCGTGGCCTTAGAAAATTCCGAAGATGATAAAAAACGATGGATGGAGCAGCAGCCTTGGTTTAATCAAGCCAAGGTAAAAAACGCACACCCTTCCTATAAAAAGCCAAAGGGAACGGGGTCGCCAACACTATCTGCGAAGGCTCTGGCGTGGTTTAAAGGCCGCGGCATTTCTGAGTCCACCCTCGCGGTAGCTCGCGTCACTGAGGGACTTGAATGGATGCCGCAAAAAAACGGCAAGGCCAATACGGTGCAGTTCAACTACTACCGAGACGGCCAACTTCTCAACACCAAGTTCCGCACGGGAGATAAGTGCTTCAAACTTGTAGCCGGGGCCGAGCTGCTACCATACAACATCGATTCCATCAAGGGCAAATCCACCTGCATCATCACGGAGGGAGAGATGGACACGCTATCGTTTATCGAGGTCGGCCTTACGGCAGCCGTGTCCGTGCCCAACGGCGCAAATGCAAACCTCTCGTACCTCGACGACTACATTGAGGAATATTTCGAGGATAAGGAGACCATCTACATCGCTGTTGACTCGGACACGAAGGGCGTGGAGCTGCGAGATGAACTGCTGCGGCGATTTGGCCTTGAGCGTTGTCGAGTGGTGGAGTATGACCCTACGTGTAAGGATGCAAACGAGCAATTACAAAAGTTTGGGCGCGACAGTCTCATCAAGTGTTTCGAGAATGCCCCCGAAATCAAAATGGACGAGGTCTACTCCCTTCGAGACTTTGAGGATTCTCTGGACGCCATTTTTGAGCAAGGCCTGCGGCCGGGCGTAACGATAGGCCACCCAAACTTCGATAGGCTCTGCTCGTTTGAGACGAAGCGTATTTGCGTTGTGACGGGCATCCCCTCATCGGGCAAGTCAGAATTCATCGACGAGATTGTCGAGCGGCTTAACGTCCTCTACGGATGGCGGGCCGCGTATTTCTCCCCAGAGAACGCGCCTTTGGCCTACCACGCCACTAAACTCATTGAGAAGTTCACGGGTAAGCATTTCTCGCGGGCGACACTTACTCACGGTGAATACAAACAGGCCAAAGAGCACCTCGAAGCAGACTTCTCATTCATAGCCCCGGACGAAAACTTCACCATTGAGAACATCTTGAACAAGGCGAAGTATCTTGTGCGGAAGCGGGGTATAAAAATCCTTGTTATCGACCCATATAACCGACTCGAGGACGAGAGCAACGGCCAAAACGAAACCAAGTATATCAAGGAGTTGCTTTCCAAGCTAACGCGCTTTGCGCAACGCAACGACGTGCTGGTAGTACTTATGGCGCATCCCACAAAACTGCACAAGAACAAGGATGGAGTCATCGAGCCTCCGACCCTCTACGACATAAGCGGCTCTGCTCACTTCTTCAACATGGCGGACTTCGGCATTGTGGTGCATCGCGATTATGTAGCGAACAATGTCGAGGTGCATGTGGCCAAGGTCAAGTTCAAACACCTCGGGAAAAAGGGGGTTGCAATCTTCAAGTATAATCTTGACAATGGCAGGTATGCACCCGCGGACGAGACGCTCGACCCCATGCGCCCAGTTGCGTGGGATACATCCAACCATCTGCAGACCCTGCTACGGCGCAGACTCGAGGAAGATGCAGTGGCAGCTCAAGGAACCTTCGATGAGGAATGGCTACAGCCGAGCGGCGAAGATGCTCCGTTTTAATCATTAGCTCTCAATCAAGAATCATTAAATCCAAAAAATCATGACAGAAATCAAGAACGAATCGGTTTTAACCCCGGGCACGTACCATATTAGCCAGAACTGCTCGGCGTTTATTTGCGGCGGCAAGATTACAGTCCAAGCTGGACGAAGAGCCGCGTATCGTGCAACGTATATTCCAAGATGCCGCGATTGCCGCTTTTACGGACTTGGCCATTCGTCAAGAGGACATGGTAGGCTAACCTTTGTGTGCAAAATGCAGCCCAAAGACCTCAGCTCTGCCGCGCAGATGAGCTCAGCCGTATTTTTCGCAGCGCGTGGTAACGCCCCGGCGTGCACTCAGTTTGAACCTACAGATGTGGCGCAGGTAGAGCCCTCTCAATGCGATGAATCACGACAATAACTCCGCAAAAGCAAAGCGCATCGAACTGCTTGAATGGATAATTGCACACGCTCCAGAGGAACTCGACAGAATGGTTCAGTACGCAGTACCCCGTGCCAAAATAAGGGCTTACGAGGAATACATCTACGAGCGCAGAGAAGAACTCCAATGGCTAAAAAGAAGCATCAATGAACGGAAATAAAATGGACATCCAACTAAATCAGCGATTTAGCGCAGCGTTGCTGCCGATTGCGCCCGCTTATCCAACCCTTGTGGACATAGCAAAGGGGCTTTCTCGAGAAGAGATTTACAGAGTGGCCTATTTGCCCTTTGTGGTAGCCGAGGTCATGTGGGACTACGCCGACACGTTGTGCAACATTGGCGCAATTTTGCGCCACGAGCAATCAGACAAGGACTGCCGCTCCATGAAGCTATTGAGCCGCGCAGTGCGCACGTTGCGCCGAGAGTATGAGCAAGGCCGAGCGGCTTACATTGATGCGGTGCAACGCGAGGTAGAAACCACCCACATGATTGAATTCCAAGAGGGCCTCCGCTCGTACTTCACCTCGCTTCGAGCCTCAATTGAGAACGACATCCATCGGCGATATGGTGAGATTCGCCGCAGTAACCTTATCCTACTATTGGCGGTGTACGAAGCTATAGTGGTCTACCGAGCACTGCTAAAGTATGCTGATTGGGCCGACCGCCTAATTGAGAAGAAGTGTGGCCGCGCTCGGCATAGCATTATTCCAGACGAGATTACGCGGCTTGGCAGTCTCCTGCCGCAGTATGCCGGGGACTGCGTATTGCCCACGAACACGCCCGAGATGAACCTTTGGCGAGACACTCTTTGCAACAAGATTCACGCAATCGAGCTCGAGGGACTTTCCGACGAATAAAAAGAAGTCTAACGCGGGATTGCCCGCTAATTATCAACTTAATAAACCCAAATACAATGAACAGCCAAAATGGTAACTTTGGCATGAAGCTCAACCTTTCGATGCTGAAGGGAGCGAGCGTTGCCGACATTCAATTTCCCCACGGCGTAGAACGTTGCGTCGTAATCCCAGTCGCCCCCAACAATCTCTTTGAAGGGCAGAAGGGCGTTTACCTTGACCTTGTGGGCATTGCAATGCAGAGCCCAAAATTCGACGCTACGCACGTCATCAAGCAGAGCCTGCCCAAGAGCGTGCGCGAGCGGATGACAGAAGAGGAACGGCGCAGCCAGCCGATTCTCGGCGACCTCAAGCCTCTGGGCAGCAGCTCCCAGCCTCAGCCTGCTCCCAATGCGTATGGAACGGGGGCGAAGGCCACCCTCTCCATGCTGCCGCCCACAGCGTCGCCTGCGTCCGCAACGCTCCCAGACATACCGCTGCCGTTCTAACCTATTTTTAAGCGCGTCTGTCGGCCTATCAACCAAAGGTTGACGACGCTCTTTAACGCAACAAATACTTCAAACATGAAAAAAAGAGTTTATATTTCAATTCCAATATCTGGCCATGACATCTGGTCACAACGCCTACGCGCAATCGAGGTCGCGATGCGCTTTCGTCAAGAAGGATACGATTTCTTTATTCCCTATGTCATCATCCCAGATGGAGACCTCTATGAAAGTATATTTACAGACCTTAAAGAATTCTTGCGCTGCGACATCCTCGTCCTAATCGACGATTGGGAGACCAGCGAAATCTGCCGCTGTAAAGCAGATTTGGCCAAGGATTATGGGATTGAGATTCGCATCGTAACTACGTAATTCGCTAAAACCATGACTTTCCTCACTATTCAGATATGAAAAAAAAGGTATACATTTCCATTCCCATATCGGGGCGCGATATTTGGGAACAGCGTAATCGCGCAATTGAGGTCGCTCAACGCTTTTACCACGCGGGCTACGACGTGGTGACGCCATTTGATATCATTCCTATTGGCAGCCATATCGCCAATGACTACGCAACCTGCATGGGCGAGGACATCAAGGAGCTCTTGCGATGCGACATCATCGCCCTCGTTGACGATTGGGAAAGTTCCAAGGGCTGCCGAGCCGAGGCGCAGGTGGCCGCAATATACGGCCTC